TATCGATCACATGAACCTTAACGTCGTGTTTTCCGGCAAATTCTAAAGAGTCCATGAGGAATCTTGTGGATCTTCCGGCAAAGCATCCTATTTCGACGATATCATCACCGTCTTCACAGTATTTGACGAGGTTCATATACGCATCATGCATATTAAACCACCCTGGTATGTCTAAGTATTTATACATTCTTTTTTCCTTTCGATATGTAAAACTCTGAAGGTCTTCCATTCAAAGTTTTTCCGTCTGTATGCGTCAAGCCGATTGTGTATTGATTAGAACTACAGATAATTAAATATCGTCCTAAACTATCTTTTATGACGTCGTATAATTTGTTAGCCCACTTGACCGATTGACCACGGTCCACGGCTGATTTAATTTCTTGCAGTGTCATTTCTACTCCTAAAGGTATAGGCTCTCGGTGGCTTTAGACCTTTCGATAACTGATACTCATAGACTTTGCTGATGCCTTTTCGGATTTGATCCATGGCATGATCGTAAGCTCTTCGTTTCTCGTCGGTATCTCGAAGCCCGTCTTGTTTGTGTTGATGTAAAAACATTTGTAAATAGAACAATGTCTTTTGGTTCAGTTCGATGGGAAAGAGTCTTCCATGTCTACCATATCTCATTAGTGTGCCCTTCTTTTATCTTTTGCTTTTACCAACTCTACTAAAACAGCTAACATTCCTTCTTTATCCGGCTCTAATGTTTTATATATTGCTTTTCTGAGAGAATTAATTTTATTTTTATTCCCTTTACAGAATTCAGATAACAACACTTCTATTTTATAAAAGTAATAATTAGCTTCCGTTAATAATTCTCTAACTTCTTCTTTCTCTCCTGCCGTCGCCGGTTGGAGATATAACCGAATACCATCTTTTATTTCTTTCTCCGTCATTTGCTTTTTATCCTTTCTTCTAACTCGTTGATCTTTGATATTAAGTCGGGGCCGTAATTCTTTTGAGGTGGGTGCGTATCCCGAAGGGGGATGTACCACGGCACACGGATCCAAGCGTGTTGGTTGAGTAGCTTTCTGGCTAGGTGATCGTAAGTATAGTTCATTATTCTTCCCTTTCTTTTTTGACGACTTGTCGTTCAATAAATTTAAGTCCCGGCAAAACCGTTCCTTCATATTCGACACCCATGCGTTCCACAATATCCACTAACGTGTGAATCGTGATCGGATAGGGCAATCGACAAACAAAGCTATCATCTTTGATGACTTTGCGTTGCTTTGGTTTTTTAAATTCTAAAACCTTTTCCATTTCTTTCCTTTCTATTTCGGATTAAACAATTCGTCGTAGGTGAAGGACTTGGATTCTTCCTCGGTGGAGAAGAAGATATCGATATAGTGGTGTTGGTTGTCTTTGATATAGTCTTGCATTAACGGGAGTATTTGTTCTTTGTCCCCGATAAATGTTTGACTATACATTTTACCACTACGATCCTTGACCTTAATTGTTATGTCCATTTCTATGGGAGAATATATACGAATCTTTGACCATGGTCAATAGTCAATTAACAAATATAAAAGGAGGACTTGTGAGCTGAAAGGATAAGGGCTCACGGACCACTGACCATGGAAGAATAGATTACTATAGAAGAACCATTTTCACAAAAAAATAAAAAAAAATATTTTTTATTCAAAATTCATTCTTCCCGTTCTTCCAAGTAGTTTTAGTTAGTAAAATCAATAGGTTATTACAAATAGTTCATTCTTCCTCTTATTCTTCCGAAGAACAAGTTATTCTTCCAAAGGGGTATGAGGAGGCAAAGAAACGAATTATGTTTACTTTTTTATCGTAATTTGTAAAAAATGTTCTTATAAAGGAGTTAATATGAAATTCAGAAACCCAGGTGATCCTGTTATTTTAAATAAAGAACTTGCTGACTTACGAGATCGTATCTCACCGAAACAAGCTGTCTTTGCTGAGCATCTTGTAGCTCAAGAAAATAGGAAAACTGCTACAGAATGTGCAATTTTGGCAGGCTATCCAGAAAAATCTGCCAGAGCAAAAGCATCTCAACTACAGAACCCTAAGTTATTTCCTAAGGTTCATGAGTATATAAGAGCCTTACAAGAGGATCTTTGGAATAAGTATAAGATTTCCCCTGCTACTCACATGAGAAGGCTACACGAACTAGGTTTGCGTGCTGAGAATCCTAGTGTTGATGACATCGCTAACTTTGATATGAAGCCTGATTTAAAGACTGCCATTATGGCTGAGATCAGTAGAGGAAAAGCGGCCGGATTTTATGACAAGAAAGAAAAGGTTAAAGATAAATCTATTGATAACTTGTCGTTAGAAGAAGTGACCGAACTATTAGACAAAATGAGAAAGAATGTTATTATTGATCAAAGACCTAGTGATTTGGAGGACAATGGATCCGAGGCAATACAAGGCGACGATCAGTCAGAACAAAGCGATCAACAAATTTCTTGAAGAAGGGTATTATGTTTTCACGAATGTATGTGAACAGGGCCCCATTGATATTGTTGTTGTTAATCCTCAAAATGGAAAGGCTCACTTTCTTGATATTAAAACTTCTAAAGGAACGAGAATAATAAATGGCAAGTCGGCAGGGGGTGGAGGCATCAAACTCAAGCCGTATCAAAAAGAACTTGGTGTCAGACTCTGCGTTGTCGAAGGAGAAGAAATTCGTATTGTCGAAAAAAGAGAAACAGTCAATGAGAGAAACAAAAAGAAAAAATCTTTCCTCAAAGCGAGGAAGGGAATCAACTTTTTGGAAGAATATTAAAGAGATAACTCCCAATATATTTTGGACAAGAATTGAAACGTATGGAACTCCGGGTATCCCTGATCTGTTGGGCGTGTGCCTGTCACCGAAGTTAAAGCGTAATGTTTCTTTTTGGTGCGAGCTAAAAATAGCTAAAGGCAATCAGTTAAATCTTTCACCCTTTCAAATATCTTGGAACATAAAAAGATATTCTCTTTGCAAAGACAATTTCATTCTAGCAAAAATACCAGATACAAGACAAGTGTGCTTGTGGTCGGGCGAATTTGTGCGTGAGCTTGTGACTAACTACACAGAAGTCGAACCATTATTTATTTTAGATCAACCCTATACGCATGTGCTTGAATCCGAAATAATAAAAGTGCTTGTGCATGTACCTTAAAATTTCGGTATGAATACTTCTCCAGCTCGGATCCGATTCTGGTAATTTTTTATTACTTCCCAGATTCGTTGCTGTCCTGCTGGATCTTCGGTATTTAACATCTGCCTACGCAAACCTGCTATAATATCAAACACCGAATCTAATCTTGAATCTGGTAATGGATTATTACTCATCTTCTTGATTCTCCAGGAACGTCACTAAGTTTTGAATATGCTCTATGTCTTTTACTTCTGCTTTAATAATATCTTGTCCGTTAATTTCTTCTGCATCATCTAAAAGACAAGCTACTGATATACTTAGTTCATAAAGTATTTCTGCTTTAGTCATTTATTCTTCCTCTCTGCATTTTTTACATTCGCAAGTGTCATAAATAGAGCCAATAGCATAACAACCTAAATCTTCGTAGTTTTCCATTTCTCTAATTATTTCTTCTTCGTTTAATCCTAAATCTTCTAGTGAAGATTCTATTATTTCTTTAGTCATTTATTTTTCCCTTCTATTGTTCTTAAAGTTTTATCTGTGCAATCATCACAGAAATAGTTTTGAAGATTAATTTTATTTTCTGTTTCGTAATCCTCAATAACTTTGTCATCAGCTTCGCATATCTCTAGGATATTTAAAAAGCCCTCTGTGTCTAAATCAAATTCTTTTAAACACACCTCACATTCTCTAGGCTCGTTCATTTTAATACCACTCCCAATCTGTATCGTATTTTGTACAAAGCTCTGAAGCATATTTTTTAGCTTCTTCAACTGCTCTGTCGTGTCCTAGTTCTTTAATTGAAAAGTCCTTCTCTTGATCTATATCAAAAAATTCACAAGAGTTTTCATCTTCTTTCTTAAACCAAGTTTGAACAAAGACTGCAACAATCTCAGCTTCTTCTTTCTCGTCTGTGTATTCCATACCACCTTCAATTTCTGGTTTTGAATAGTGCATAAGAACTTCTCTGTAATCTATTGCTTCATTCATCTTCTTCCTCACTTTCCACTGTTGTTTCTAAATACCCTGCCCATTCGGCCCAATCATGTGCTTCGCTATACCCTTCTCCGTTCATAGCTTTTTCTTCTGCTTCTTCTTCACTATTAGCTTTAACAAAATATGTTTCTTGTTTGTTTAAAGGTATGACTACCCTATATGTTTTCATCTTCTTCCTCGCTTTCTTCGTAGTAGATAAAAATATTATCTTCTACATATCCCTTTTCTTCTTTCTCAAGTTTGGTTATTTCTTCTTTCTTTAACCCACTTAATAAAGCCCAATTAGTATGACCTACTTGTGAATATACATAGTCATCAATATAATCTGATAAATCTCTACTCATTTTACTTCCTCTATGTTTTCTATTTCGTTTTCATCAAGCTCAAT